AGTGGTTAGAGTCCACCGGTAAGGCCTTGAATAGATCAAGGTCTCTGTTAGAGTATTCTGATATAGACAAAACTGAAGCTGAGTTCATTGAATATTTTAAAAAGACATATATGTCCGCTATACCAAAGGACATTGCAACTGATAATAGATTACTGCTTAAGCATATACTTGAGCTGTATAGAACCAAAGGATCTAAAAGATCTATAGAGCTTCTCTTCAGAATACTATTCAATGAAGATATTGAGGTCTTTATACCAGGGGATTATCTACTAAGACCTTCTGATGGTGAGTGGTACAAGTCTCACTATATCGAAATTACATCGCACCCAAATCTTTATTTGCTGTCAGGGAAGACAATAACCAACTCTGATAGAACTTCAAGAGCAGTTGTTGAAACTTATTCCAGAAAAGTTATAACTGGTAAGACCGTAAACATTCTATACTTGAGCTCGGTTCAAGGTCAGTTTGAATATGGAGAGAAAATTATATGTGATGGTGTCATTCAGATTGATAGCGCTCCAATAATCATCGGATCGTTGACGGCCATCCCGGTAGATAATGGAGGTTCTGGATTCAGTGTAGGTGAGATCCTTAGTATAACCGGTTCTGGCTCTGAAGGTAAGGCTAGAGTAGCCGCAGTACGAAATGAAAACGGTAAGGTACAATTCAATCTCATTAACGGTGGTTCTGGATATTCTCTAGATGCTACTGTAACTGTAGCTACAACAATTAATATATTAATATCTGATACAACAGGTAGCTTTACTGTAGGTAGCAATGCATATAGTACTGCAACATCAGCAAACGGCAATGTGGTATTTGCCAATTCTAGTTATCTTACTCTTATTAACTTCAGCGCAGGTCTGAGTTTTAACACCGGTGATACCATCACTGATGGAACCGCTACGGCAACTATTGTGGATACGTTCGGTGGTGGTGGCTCTGGTGCTACTTTTGATATCGGTGGTTTGGTTGATAAAGAAATTTTACGGATCAATACTGATAAAATCAGTTCATATGTATCAACAAAGATAGAGACACAAGTTCGGATATACATAAACTCTCCAACTGGTGCGTTTACAGTAGGTAATCAAGTACGATCAAGTGCAAATGCTGGTACTTTACAAGTAACCTATACAACACCTAACACCGCCCTCTTATATGAAAAGCTTTCAAATAGTACACTTGGAATTGCAAATCTATACGTGTACTTTACTGACAGCAAGATAGTAAAAGTTACCGGATCCGAATCGGACTTGACTAATGCCAATCTTGTACCAGGTATTGTACTAATTGGAAATACATCATTATGTGAATTGAATCTTGATACTTACTTGGGGAAAGAAACCGTTATAGGAAACGGTTCAATATTTACTGCAAACAGTTCAGCAATTGTGGCCAATACATTGGGTGATCACATGTACTTTGTGCCTACAGCTACTGTAGTGGATATTGGCAATCCTACATCTAATGCCAACATTACTTCACAAGAAAGTCTGACTGACTGGATATTCCCTTCAACATCTCCGGCAAACTTGGACCGAAAGATAGAAGAAGTCCTGGATATCTACGATCTTGAAGTTGGTACTATTGCGTATCTAAAGAATATCAATCCAGGATCCGGTTATTCAAGTCCACCGTATGTTGATATAATTGAAACCGATGTTGCATTAATGGAAATAGCTGATGATACTGGCGGTGTAAAAGGACACAATGCAGTTGTTGATGCAAAGGTGAGTAGTGAACAAGGTGTTGTTACGGCAGTCGAAGTTTATGACTCAGGCTTTGGATATGTACCCGGAGAAAAAGTTATTATCACTAGTGATAATGCCGGTGTAACTATTTCTGGCGTAGCAGTGGTAAGTTCAGATGGTAGAGGCCTAGGTTATTGGAAGAATTCAAGAGGATTCTTAAGTGATATCATCAATATCCAGGATAGTGACTATTATCAGATCTACTCATACGAAGTTGTTGTAAAGAGAATGCTAGATACGTATGAAGGTCTTGTAAAAGATCTAATACATCCAGCTGGACATAAATTATTTGGTAGATATAGATCATCCGAGCTGCTGTTTGATGATGTTTCTCTACTTTCAAACAGCAGCTCATCTCAATCTAACACAATAATATACACGGTTGTCGATACTAACTTTGTTGCTAATACTGCAACATTTACACGTGCATCTAATGCTTCGTTCCTTAACATTGTCAGTCAGTATGATACGGCTGGAGTAAATATACCTAGATATAACTATACCGGTATAGCTACATATGGCGGACTATTATTTGAAAGTGCTAGAACCAATTCATTCGGCAATCCCCGTGGCGAGGGAACGTTCCCGGGGATTCTGGGATCAGGCGGGTCCGGACCAACCAATTGGGGCCTTAGCGGGTCCAGCGGCACGCCCAGCGGCCTTGCGATGGAGGTTATCGGGACTGGTGTTGCTGACGGACTGCAGTTTGTCCGCTTGCGCCTATTCGGTACATCGACTGGCGTCACCACTCGGCTGACCAGCTCGTACCAAGTGTCATGTTCCCTAGCTCAACAGGTAACATCATCCGTCTTTCATCGTCTTGTATCCGGGTCACAGGCAGGATTCAATCTACAGGTAGAGGTGCGTGAATACACGGGTACCTCTACCGGTTCCATCACCATGGCGGCCATAGCCCTGGAAGCCGGCTGGTCTCGAGCGTTTGCGACCCGCACGATCACGGGAGTAAGCACCAATAATGCCCGCTACACAATGCGATTTGAAGGCGTAGTTGGTGTTACCTATGATTTCACTTATGATCTTGCGTGGCCCCAACTTGAACTTGGCGGCATGCCATCCTCGCCAATACTACCGCCAATTGGTACATTGGCTGCAAGTACAAGAGATGCCGATCTTTTGACCGTTCCTTTGACAAATTATGGTATTAACATCGATAGTGATTGTACAGTATTGGTATCCGGACTAATGCCTACAACATATCCTACAAGTACAGCGGCACCATTAATTAATTTAAGACGCGATGAATTTAATAGCGCCGGCGCCCTAGGATTGGTCGGATCAGGTAGGATGAATCTTGCGGCACGCAATAGTGTTAGTGGTGCTACTTCAACAGAGTTGTCTAGTACAGATTTTAGAGGTCAAGTTGTTAGGGCTGGGTTTGTAGTATCTTCGGCTACAGCCACAGTTAGAGGGTGTGTAAATGGAGGTTCTGTAATTACTATACCATGGAGACCGGATCCAACTTTAATTACCGCAAGAATTGGATCAAGTTGGACATCATTCTCTGGAGCGGATTCTATGGCACTGTTTGGTCAAATTAAAACCGTACAAATTCTACCGTATGCAATTACTGATAGTGCTTTACTAGCAGCTGTTGCTGCACTTCCAATTTGAGGAACTTATTAATGTATTATTATGACTACTGCTTTAAATCAAAAAACAGGGCCCAAATGCTAACACAGCTTGCATTAGCCGGTATCATTGAATCTGCTAACGGTGAGTTAATTCCCAATCATCTAATCAACATCGATGTCATTGGTACCATCTCTAAAGTGTCTGATGAGGAGATCGTTGATTCTGAAGGTAATAAATATATGGCACTCAAAAATATACCAGGCTGGCACTTTAATGTGAGAGCTGTAGTAGAGCTAACTCCTGAACAGCTCTCACAGTTTACGCGTTGTAATCCAGAAACTCCTGAGCGCACTTGGGCCTAAAGTAAGGAAATAGAGCAAAAGCAATGGCAGAATTAACTATCAATTATCACATCGACCTTGCTAACTCTTTTATACAAGATGTAAAGGACACTAGGAATTCTTACTACGTATTTGCAGGTAAGGCCACTCCATGGACAAATGAAGCATCACCGCCGGCGGCAAACGGATCGGTTGAGCAAATAGGACTTACTGTATACGCCGATATGCTATTTGGTAAGCTATTGGCCAATAGTGACGTATACACATTGATCCCTAGGTATGATTGGACTACCAATACTGCATATACTGCATACGATCAGTATGATGGAGATCTATACTCTAAGCAATTCTATGTGATGAATGATCAGTATCAGGTCTACAAGTGCATTAGTAATAACCGCGGTGCTAAATCAACCGTTGAACCTAGACTGACAACTAGCTACAGCACGTTTAATACCGCTGATGGTTATGTATGGAAGTACATGTATACTGTAGATCCGCAGGCTAATACTAAGTTCACCACGACAACTTACATACCGGTTGCAACCGATAATAATGTATCAGGAAATGCAGTTTCGGGTAGCATTGATGCTTATATTATAACAGATGGTGGTAATAACTATTCAATCTACGAGAGTGGATTCCTATACAAGTTCATCAATAAGACCACACTGCAGCTACCATCAACATCATCGTCAAATAACAATCATTATGCTAGATCATCAATATATCTAAAGTCTGGTTTTGGTGCCGGTCAAGTAAGAGAAATTTCTAGCTACAACGGCGCAAATAAGCAGATCAGAGTAGCTACTGCAGATGCATTTGACGTATACTCAAGATTGGACTTTACTGCAGTACCATCCGGCACAGTTGCAGTTGGTTATTACGCCGAACAGAAATACGATGTTATTCAGTACTTGTATATCTCAAATAACCAAGCGTTTACCACTGGATCGACTGTAGTTCAGTCCGATACAGCCACACACGGAACCATACTCTCTGCAAATGCTTCTGCACTAAGAATACAGAAAGAAAATCCTGCAGCTTTATTTGAGAATACTTTACCTATAAGAGATGTAAGTCAAAGCGGTACTCTCAAGCCAGGAACAGTAAGTGTTACTGCTGGAGCAAATACCGTTACAGGCGTTTCAACACAGTTTGCCGATACAGCAAATGGTTATACCGTAGGTAGTTATATTAGAGTCGGATCAAATGCCAACAATCAAATCAGAAGAGTAACACAAGTTATCAGCAACACATCATTGAGAGTTGTATCTACTTTTGCAAATACGTTGGTAGCAAATGTTCATTACTTTGTTCCGATTGCCGCAGAGCCATTCTCTATTACAGCTAATCAAGGTGGATCTGGTATTGTTTCAGATATAAACTTAAACTCTTTGAAGTTGACCATAAGTAATTCAACCCTTGCAGGGGTATCGTTTAAAATCGGTGAACAAGTAACTCAAGTAACTTCAGCAAATACCGCCGCCGGCGCCAACGCAATTGTGGCATTTGCCAATAGTTCAACTGTTTACTTGTCGGCTGTAGGCGGACCATGGATTGCAGGCTTATTTGCTCTTGGATCTTCAACCCTACAGAAGAGTGAAATAGTATCAATTGACAGCAATCCTAATCTAACAATAAGTGATCCTACTGGTGAGTTTGTTCTTGGCTTCCCAATGAACTTTAAGCTCAATGCAGCAGCTGCTGGCTATACTGGAAATGCTATTATTATTGCTGTTACAACTCTACCTAATGATCAAACCGAATATCAGATAGCACCTACAGTTGAAATTTCCGGAGATGGAACTGATGCTAAAGCAATTGCAATTGTCAATAATGCATTTGGTTCAGTTAATGATATTGTCGGAGTGGAAGTAATTGCTCCTGGCCAGGGATATACACATGCCAATGTAACGATCTACTCTAATACAAGCTTTGGACTTGGGGCTAGTGCAAATGCTGTAATAGCTCCTGTAGGTGGTCACGGTAAAGATGCTGTATCTGAGTTAGGTAGTAGATATGTTGGTGTTACTTCTACCTTTGATACCGGTATCAATGAAGGTTTCTTCTATCCTACATATGGAAGCTTCCGAAAGATAGGAATCATAGAGAATCCAGAATTTGCCGATGTAAGGGTAACATTGCAGTCATTTGATAGAGTAAATTTAGTTATCAATAATAAAGCAACAACTAGCCCACCAGCAGGTGTAACAACCTGGTATCCAGGTGAAGTAGTTGTACAACCGTCTACAAAAGCCGCAGGTGTTGTAGTAAGCGGTAATAATACGACATTGCAAGTAAAGAGTGTGCTTGGCGAATTTGGTGCAAGCAATGCTCAAATAATCAGTTACTATAGCAATACTACTGCCAATGTAAGTTCACAAGAGATAATCAGATTCCAAGTAACTTCTGATAGTCTTGCAGAGATCTTATCACAGGTTGGTTCTGGTGCTAGTGGTGAAGTTACACAACTTCTAACCAATACATCTATTGTATTGAGCAATGTGGTTGGTAAGTTTGTAACTGGCGATACCATATATGATTCATCTGTAAATGCATATGCAGTAGTCAATTCAATATCAACTGCAAATGGATCAAGAGATGTAACATCTTCGTTTGGTAATAAGTTTAACCAGACAATGAGACTTACTATCACTGCAAATACCGGTGCATATACTAACGGTGAGGCTGTGGTCCAAGATATCAGCAATGCAACAGCTGTTGTCGTATCTGGTGTCGACGAACTTGATCTTCAGATGACTATAACTACCGGTTCATTTTCAACTGGGCAAAAGATTACAGACACAACTACAGGTGCATATGGCTTTACAACATTTGCAAATAATACATACTTG